GAGGTATTCAAAGTGCCAGATTCACCCTTGCCTGTCACTCAGCCAAGCAGTCCCTTAGACCTGAGCTCAGGGTCACAGTCTACTGGGGAGACGCAGGGACCGGAAAGACTAGAAGAGTCTTTGAAAAGCATCCTGGAGTCTTCAGTTTGTCAAAGTCCAGTGGAGCCAACGTTTGGTGGGATGGCTATGAATTTGAGGATACAATCATTCTCGATGATTTCTATGGATGGATCCCCTATGGCTACCTCCTACAAGTATTGGACATTTACCCCCTTAGGTTGGATGTTAAGGGAAGCTTCACCTACGCCTCTTTCACTCAAGTCTACATCACTTCTAACAAACACCCTAGTGAATGGTATGAAAAAGGACTTACCCCTGCCCTTGAGCGAAGGATTCACAGAGTCATCTGGTTTGACAATAATGGAGGAAGACACACTCAGAAAGGAGAAGAGGAGAAAGAGGAAAGCGAGGATCTCTTGGAGCAAGCTGAGCAAGCTTCAGCCAGCGAAAAAGAAGATTAAATTTTAAATAAATTTTTTTATTTATTTCTTGTTTAAGGTTCTGTAAAGGACCTTTCATATACATTTTGAGGTCCTGCATCAAAGTCTGCAGCATCAGCAGGTATATCACCTACTGTAAATTCACCTTGAGTGTCTTGAGCTGGATCACCAACAAATGGTCTTCTGCTCTTAAAAGTCACCCAAACTCTTCCTTCAACTCTATATCTTGGAATTGTGTAATTTGATTCATTTTGAATGCCTATTTTAATTCCCAAGTGTGGTACTGTTGCTGTGTCACAAGGACACCATGGACTGAATCTAGGTACTGTTGTTGTTACTGTTCCATGTGTTATTGATAGTGGTTGCAATACTGCTGGTTTAACCCATCTTGTATGAACTCTGGTCCCTCTTGTTGTTCTAGCACTTCCATAAGCTTTTAAAACATTTACACTTGATGGAATGACTGCATCATTATAATCTACAACTGTTGTAATCTCAGTGTTGTCTGCTTGTAATACAATTGGTTGTGGTGGTGCTACATCTGGTGCAATGTGCACTGTCTTGTCTGTTAGGGGCCTAATCTTTACTTCCCATTTAACTAATCTATAATACTCAAAAGCTGTAGTAAATCCTGACACTCCTAAACATGAGTTTAGTTGAACTGTTAAAACAGCTCTGAATTCTCCTCCTCCCCCAATTGCTGGTTGTACAATAGTATAAGGTTGCATAAATACAAAGGTATGCAATTTCCTTGCAATTGGTTTCCCCCTCCTACGGCCCCTAAAACCCCGGCGGCGTATTCCTCTCCTCCGGAGAGTCCTTCTTCTCCGGAAGGTGCGCTTCCGGCGTGTTCTCCTATACCGGCCCGGCATAATTATTAATAACTCCGGTCTTCGGCATCTTTTTATAGTACCGGTACGCGGTACGAAGATACGGGGTAATACTATACCCGTATCTTGAATTCAGGCCGTTAAACACCCACCCCCACCCGCCCACTTAGCTTCGCAGACTGGGGCCTTCGGCCAAAACAATTTGGCACAGAGCTTCGCTTTTGTTTAGACCACTGCGATAGTTCGCCTGCGCTTCGCGCTGCGGCTCTGAGTTGCTATCGCTTAATGCCCCCTACCAGGGGGGGCATTGGGGGTTAGGCCGTTAAAATTTGGCGGTTTGGTTGTTATTTAATCCGATGGAACTCACATTTCTTAAGAATTAACTATGCAAAGTCGCAGTTATTGCTTTACCATTGCTAACGATGCCGAGGTTGATAAGTTTGGAGTCGCGGAGAACGATATTTTGCGGTATTGTGTATATCAGTATGAGGCTTGCCCTACAACTGGCCGCATCCATATACAAGGATATGTGGAATTCAATAAACCTGTTCGTTTGGCTAGAGCTAAGAAACTCCTGTCTGCGCCTACAGCTCATCTTGAGAAAAGGAAAGGTTCTAGAGAACAGGCTCGCGATTATTGTATGAAGGAGGATACTAGGCACGAGGGCCCTTTTGAAATTGGTACTTGGATTGCTGGACAAGGTGAGCGCAGTGATTTAAAGACTGTGTATGCTATGATCAAGGAGGGCAAACAGTCTCATGAAATTTTAGATGAGTGCCCTGACACCTTTATTAGATACACCCGAGGTATTCAAAGTGCCAGATTCACCCTTGCCTGTCACTCAGCCAAGCAGTCCCTTAGACCTGAGCTCAGGGTCACAGTCTACTGGGGAGACGCAGGGACCGGAAAGACTAGAAGAGTCTT